TGAACTGCTTGGAGATCGTGTCCGTAGGATTGAAAAGACCTTTCATGCCTTCAACCAAACCAGCGTTGGCAGCGGGGTTAACCGTTGCATAACGCGGGGTCATCACAGCGGCGTTCTCGTTGAGTTTCTGTTGCGCTTGCAGCAGAACCAGCGAAGAAGCAGGCGTGGTGCCTGGGGTGCCAACCGATGCGTAGATGTTCTTGTACGCATTGGCAACGTCAGCGTCAATGCTGGAGGCCAACTGCGAGATACGCGGCTTGAGAACGCGCTCTGCGAAGTCATCCAACTGCATCGTCAGTTCGGCGCTGGTGAAGTTCACGCCGATGTGCTTCTGGGTGCTGACCGTCAGGGTGGTGAACTGCTCGTTGTCATCCTGAACTTGCAGGGCGGCACCGTCAGTAACCAGAGCGCGGTCGGGCAGACGAATACGCAGAGTTGAACCGATCTTCGCGCCTTCAACGGCGAACGAATCGTCGTACTGGCGGTTAACGTTACGGGTGAGCACAAGGTTGTTCTCGAGGATTTCGAGAGCCTTCCGAGTGATCATGTCAATCGTAAGAATGCTATTTGACACGGCAATAAGTCCTAAAAAAAGTTAGCGATTTTGGGCTTGCCACTTCTTAGTCTGGCGCTGCCTTTCTGCTTCAATCCATTCCGAAGTAGTCATGGTCTTGGTAGACCGAGGATCGGTCGTATCATAACTAGGATTGCCTGAAGTTCTTGCAGTTACTGGACTAATAGGTGCGGGCGCTGATGTAGTACGTTTGACCGGAACATCTGTGGCTATTTTAGCCTCAATGCGTCCAATCTCCTTTGCCTGCAAAATCGGGCTAAGACGGGATATGCGATCAGCTTCTTTTGGATTGGACCCGAGATAGTAGGCTATATCAGGGCCAGCATCAGAGGCTTGAACCGCTTGCGCCATAACAGTCGTGATCTTGAGGGTTGGGTTGTACGCGACCTGTTCAAAGTCATCGTATTTGGACCGAGCCTCTTCTTCACGATCGTGATACGCCTCAAGAATCTCCGCTTGCTGCTTTTGCTGTTCGCGCTGCTCGATTAGCTTAATTGCTTTGGCTTCTGCGTAAGCATCAACCGAATCAAACTGATCTACAGGCGGGACATCAACGGCAACGGGCGGTGGTGCTTGACGCTCACGCTCCCATTTTCGCTGCTCTCTTGCGAGGCGTTTCTGAATCGCGGCATCAAGTTCTTCTTGGGAGAAGGTCTTGGGCGCAACTTCCGGCGTATCTACAGGTTCCGGGGCCGCCGTGGCTTCCAGTTCCGGCGCGGGCGCTACTTCCGCTTCAGACGCTACTACTTCTTCGGACATTTTGAATCCTTGGATTCCCTGGTGTGCCGCGCCAGTACGGTTATCTTACACTACGAAATTCTGAGAAACAAGGTCATGCTGGTGGTGCTATCTAAATAGCCCATGCAGCGCCACGTTCCGCTTAACGCAGTGGTGTATGAAAGGTTGTTGTATGTGCTTGTCGGGATCAAATACGATCCGGCGATATCGTTACCCGGTTGGATAGCACCAAACGGGAATGAACTTGCGCGGCAGAAACAATAGGTTCCAATAGCCAACGTTGTGGTTGGGATTGAACTTGGCGCGCTACTCCAAGTTGTGCCGTTGCTAGTCAGTACATTTCCAGCAGTTCCCGGCCCAACAAACTGTACGGTGTTTGTGCCGTTCCCAAGAACAACAGCGTTAGCGGTTAAAGCACTGGAGCCAGTGCCACCGCTAGACACTGGCACCGGAGTCCCAGAATAAGCAATCGCCAACGTGCCAGTCGTAGTAACCGGACTGCCAGTAACAGTAAACGCAGAGGGTGCGGTAAGCGCGACGGAAGTAACACCGCTGCCACCACCTGCCGTGGCCGACAACGTGCCGCCAACAAAACTTAGGTTAGACCCGATCACTACGTTGTTAAAACCGCCGCTGCCGTTGCCAGACAGAATGGATGTGCCGCTGGTCAGACCGCTAACTGTGCCAATGCCAGGGATGTCATCATAGGTGGCAATAGTGGCGCCACCGGAATCCTTGAGGATAAACTTGTACGTCAGGGTAGACGTTAGCCAAACTTCGCTATCCAGTCTACCTGCTGAATTCAGCACAATTGGATTGCTATTGGCAGTCGTACCAGCAGCGGTTGTGTAGGTAGTTAGCGGCGTGGTCGTGCCAGCCGCGTAGGTGTACAACAACCCACCAGATAGCGGTGCTCCGCTGTTGGTGAAGAATTGCTGTGCTGCCCCCGCTACGGGCGATAGATTAACTGCCATTTCCCGTCCCCGCTAAATTTTGTGAAGGCCAAACAATGTTAAACGGATCGGTTTGAGTCGTGATGTCTCGCAACGCTTGCCGGTACGTTGCCCAAGAAGCCTTGTCAACGGGAGCGTCTGCTACTTGGGTCCAGTCGCAATCTTTGAGCATTTGATTGCGTTGATTGCGAACCACTGACCACTGCGTGTCAACCCGCGCTTGCAACTCTTCAGCGGTCAGCGGTTCTACATCAACCAGACAACACATCCCGTCGTACAGATGCGGGGCAGCAGAAACTAGCTTTTCGGTCGCATGGTCGTAGGGCTTCCACACAGAAATGACGTAGTAGCCCTGCTCCGCGATCCAGTCCAGTGACGGGCCACGATCGCCAAACGAAGTATTGGGGAACCATTCTGTGTGGTCTTTGATGACCAAATCTTGATTAGCAAGTTGCACGATTACCTCGTCGGGAATGCTGCTGTGGGCGTTGTGATGGTCCGGGCGGCTTTGGTTATCCGAACGTCCTGCAAATAACCGTTTAACGGAGTCGCTCCAATTCGATCCGCACCAACATACAAAATGTTTGTTTGGTTAAAGTTGTCCGTCACTGCGCCGCCGCTGGTCGCCTCAACCGATCCGTTCAAATAAACCTTCAGGTTCCCCGTGGCGCTACCAGATCGAACGACCGCAAAATAGTACCAAGTGCTCGCAGCCAGTGACGTCGTTCCAGTCAAATTTGACGCTGTATAGCTGAATTGCAGTTTGTTCAAAGCAGTGACGTTTACCGACCATCCGGTTGTTGCTGTGCCTTTGCTGATAATCCCGTAAACCATGCCATTTGCTGACAGGTAAAGCCAACCGTCAATCGTAAAATCACCGGTACCAAGCTGTAGCTGAGGTCCGTCAATTGCCGTCAGCCAGTCGCCAGTGCCATCAAACTTCATACTGGTAGGCGACCACTTAGACTGCGTGGTTGACGCTTGGGCGTCGCCTACCGTTATTACATTATTTTGGACCGCAGCGTCGTAGATCCCCGCGTTGGTGAAGTTGGTTAGCAGACTAGTGTTAGTGATTGCTGTCAGCGGAGCAGTCGGAATGGTAGAAGATGCGGTTCCTTTCAGAACTCGAAAATCTCCAAAGTACCCTTGATATATAGACGCTCCAGCGTCAGACCCCAATGACAAACTTTTATTTGAAGTTGTTGGAACCGAAGTTGTAGTTCCTAACGAAACGCCATTCAAATATAGAGTTGTTGTCGCTCCGCTTTTTACCAATGCATAAAAAGACCACGCATTTAATGGTGCTGCTGTTGCCGAAGAAATCGTAACGGACCCGTTTAGCAAGTAATACAAATTTCCAGCGGTTCCAATTGTCGCTACTACAAGTTTATTTCCTGTTGCGGAGCCTATGTATGCAATGACATTGTTTGACGATGAATATGATGTTGGGTAATACCAGCCTTGAATAGTCCAGTCGCCTGAAGTTAGATCAAGCGCTGCTGTTGTTGCAGTAGTTAGATAATCTGTCGTGCCATTAAAATACCCACTTCCCCCATACGCCGCAGTGGTGTACGAAGCCGCCGGGGAAAACGGCTGGAACGCTTGTACTAACGGAGTTCCGTTTGCAGTCAAAGCGTAATTGTTAGCGCTATTGTCTTTGAACCTATTGCTCTGGCAGGTGAGAATCTTAGTAGTGCCAGAAGATGGAGATGACGTTAATGGGGTCGTTGGGACGGTGAAGTTTGGTACTGTAGTGGATGAGCCTGAATAAAGAGCAGCACCAATTACATACCTAAAGTTGCTGATGTAACCGTTAAAGTACGGCCCCGGTGTGCTGGTATCCCAACGTCGTCCAATGTACAGACCAGCGCCGCCAGTCATCTGCCAAGAGGCTACTGACCCAGAAGCAATTACAATTCCATTTGCGTAAATAGTCGCGGTTGACCCCGTAAAAACATACGCCAAGTGATACCAAGTTCCTACTACTAGGCTTGTTGAGGATTGAATAGATGTCCACGCGGAGCCATTAAAATACCCAAACCAAGGTGTTGTTCCTGTTGCACCGCCATTGCCTGTCCCCATTCCAAGAACAAAAAAGATTCCTGAACTATTAGTTGTAGAGGCAATTGCTACGCTGCTAAAAGACGTAAAGTTAGCCCATAGTTCTATTGTGAACGGGGTTGTTGATGTGGGCAAAACCATTGACTGAGTCGTAGAGACTGAATCAGTGCTGCCGTTAAAGTAGTTTCCCCAATACCCATCAGGCCAGTACGGAGTCACAGAACCCTGCGTCGGGGTTCCGTTGCGAGTAATCGTAAAGTTGTTGGTGCTGGAGTCTAAAAACGTGTTGTTCTGCTGACCGTTTGTGGTCGTAGGCTCCAGCAGCAACGGGACATATTTGAAGAACGGGTCTGTGGCAACTGCCGCCGCTCTACCTGATTTAGATGCAGCAAACATTATGTGTAGTTCTGTCCGATAGTGGTGCCAAACCAACTTGTGCCATTTGAAAAGAAAGAATAAATATCTCGCTTACTTGCGGTGCTAGTGACTGTTGGTGCTGTGGCCCCAGGCCACGATACCGTTGACCAAGTTACCGTCCGACTTCCGGTAGCATCCTGAGACAAGATAATAATGAATGACTTGCCAGCTACTGCCGTAGGCATGGTAATCGTAGCGTTGCCCGTCAACGTCAAGTTCTGAACCGTACCGTTTGCCAAATCCACCGTGATTGCAGTGCCGGTGTTGGCCGTGTACAGAGTCTCAACGTAGTTGGTGACCGTTGGGTTGGTCAACGCTGCGGTGGTAATTGTCGGGCTGGTGCTAAATACGATATTGGTGCTGGTCGTGCCAGTAGCGCCAGCAGCAGAATAGCCAGTGATATTGTTGAAAGACGTAATGCTTGCGGTAGTGGCGTTTGTTCCACCTTGGGCCACCGTAACCGCAGTTCCGCTTTGCAGAATCGTCCCGCTGGCATCTGGCAGCGTCAAAGTGCGGCTGGCAGTCAGCGTTGTTGGCGTAAGCGTTACACCATAACTGTTCGTTCCGCCCGCCCGACCTTGCAAAGCAACAAAATCTTGTACCGCTGTTGAGCGAACAGTGGCCGTAGTAAAGATGCCGGTTGTTGGCGTTGTTGCGCCAACTGTGCCGTTATGCGGTCCAGAAAATCCAGTGCCAGTTAGAGTTGTACCATCCCAAGTCAGGTTGGCAGAACCACCAAACGCGCCTGAGTTGTTAAACTGAACTTGAGTATTGCTACCACCTGGGGACCCACCGCCGCCGCTACCGGTAGCCCACGAAAGTGTTCCCGTGCCGTTTGTAGACAGAAATTGACCAGAAGTGCCATCAGCGCTTGGCAGCGTGTATGTGGTTGATCCAGCAGCAGCAGCGGGAGCCAGCCCCACATAGCCAGAACTTGAACCGGAAAGCCGCAACGTGCCGCTAACATCAAGTTTAGATCCAGCTGTTCCCGTCCCACCAACTTTTAAGCCAGTGGAATTGAGAACCATTTGTTGACTGGCGGCAACGTAAAATATAATAGGAGTGTTAACCCTATTATTTATAGAAGCGGCAGTTGAACTTTGAGAAAAATCAAAGCTATCTGTTCCTAAAGTTCCTGTTCCGCCTAAAACTCTTACGGCCCCAATTGAACTTCCACTTACATCATAAGATGGAGCCGAGCCACTTAAAGTGGTTGTACTTCCACTAAAAGTGAAATTGGCAGACGCTCCAAACGATCCAGAATCATTGTATTGAATCTGAGTGTTGGAACCGGCAGGAGAACCACCGCTACCCCCAGCATATTGCGGGATGTTAAGCGTGTTGCCTACAAACGTAGCCGCGCCAGATGATCCCGTTGTGGTCAGCGTAATCGGTGCTTGGTAGTCAGTTCCTGCCGTGGCAGCGGTAAACGCGCTAGTGCCGTTACCTTTAAGAACCCCGGTTAACGTCGTAGCGCCCGTACCGCCACTACCAACGGCCAAAGTCGCAGACAATCCTGCGGCTGTTCCAGTAGTGTTTTGGTTAAGCGTTGGAATGTCTGACGCAACCAACGCTCGGAAGGACGGAACCCCCGTAGCCGCATTTGGTGCGGCTAAAACAAATTTTGCATTCTTGATAGCGTATGGATTAAGCGTGTCGCCATAACCTGCCGACAGGCTGATAACCGGGGTTGACCCGCCAGTAGACGCTACAGGCGAAGTGGCCGTAACACTAGATACACCGCCGCCACCACCGCCAGCGGGAACCGCCCAAGTGCCGTCCCCTCTCCAAAACGTTGTGCTAGATGCAGACGTTCCGCTGTTAAGGTTTGTGACCGGCAGATTGCCGGTAACGTCTGTCGCCAAAGAAACAGCACCCCACGCAGGGGTTGTGCCGCTTGACCTTAAAACCTGGTTTGCCGTACCAACGGCCAACCGGCCCGAAACGTTGGTTCCAGTCCCGACAATTAGGTCGCCAGTCGTTGTGATTGGCGAAAGCGCGTTAAACCCAGCGGCTTTGGCGTTCTGACCCGTACCACCGTTGGCAATTGCAACAATACCAGTCAGATTGCCAGCGTTTCCGGTTGTATTCTGGTTTAGCGTTGGAATGTCCGACGCCTGAATCGTAGACATTGACACGTTTGTGCCGTTGCCACGCAGGAAAGACCCTGCCGTTGTAGCACCAGCCAGCGCATTCAGAGCGGTTTGTTGCGAGTTGGCGCCCGTACCACCGTTGGTAATTGAAACCGTTCCAGACGTAATCTGCGAGCCGGCAATAGCAATGTTAGTGTTCGCCGCTGCCGTCAGTTGACCGCGAGAATTGACAGAAAACGTAGGGGTTTGCGAGCCACTGCCGTAATCGCCAGCTGTTACTGCCGTGTTGCTAACGCTGAATTGATTGCCAAGCAACGACAAACCAGCGCCGTTGGTGTACGCATAAGCACCCGTTGCAAACTGCGTGAATACCAGCGAAGTCGTGCCAATTGTGATGGGCGGCAGCGTGGTCAGCACCCAAGAGGTGCTTGCAAGCGTACTGCCTGCGGTAATCAGGAAATAATTGCCGGCATTGACTTGGTTGTAGCCAGTGCCAGCCGTGTTCATGTCGGTAGCGCGAGTCAGCACAAACGGAGTAGACCCGTCGCCAACTGTAGTTACAACGTATACACCGTTTTGTAGCGCAGATGCCTGATTCTTAACAAGAATCCGATCATTGCCACTAGGCGTAACCGAGTCAACCGACAACGCACCATTAGCACTAGCAGTCAGCGTTGCACCAACACCGCTTGAACCGTTGTTGTACGTTACCGTTGGCAGCGCAGTAGTGGTCGCCAGATTACAAGCGGTGTGAAACGTTAGGCCCGCAGCAATTGCGTCAACATACGCTTTGTTGACAATATCGTTTGCGCTGGTCGGAGAAGTGCTAATCTGACCAGTTGATGCCGACAGCGTTGTAAACGCCCCTGTAGACGGCGTGGTAGCCCCTACAGACGCGTTATTGATTGTGCCGCCGGTAAACGTACCACCCGTTACAGTTTTGCCCGTAAAGGTCAGCGCATTAGGCAAAGACAACGTGACAGCAGACGCGCCGCTGGCGGTAATCTGGTTGGCAGTACCAGAAACGCTGGTAACTGTAGACGTACCGCCAGATGCGGCGGTTAATCGACCATAAGCGTCAACAGTAATGCTGGCGTTGGTGTAACTGCCAGGAGCAACTGCCGTTGGCGCAAGGCTAATCGTGCCGCTACTGGTGATCGGACCACCAGTTAGTCCGGCACCTGTATCAACGCTGATAACAGAACCAGACCCGCCGCCGCCAATATTGCTAACAGCAACTTGCTTGGTGACGCCATCTTGGACAATAGGAACGACTTCAGTACCCGCTAGCGGGGTAGTCGCCGCTGGTAAACCCGAAATCGTGGTATTTGCCATGCTTTACTCGTAGAAAACCGTTGCAGCGACAGTCCCGCTAATCACAACGTACAGGCCAGAACTGAAGTATACGCCGCCTTCGTCACCAGTAAATACATAACTGGTCGCACCAACCGGCGTAAACACTCCAACAATTGTGTCAGTCGTGGTAGCGGCAGCGCTGTTGTACACCGTGATCGTAGGTGTGCCGCTGGCGGCAGATACGAAAATGCCTTTTAGCTTACCCGCCATTGGCTTGACGTTAGCCGAGGCCGTTAGATATTTATACGTCGCAGCCATAGTTACCTCACGCCAAGAAGCGTAGTTTGTAAAGGGTTGTCAGATACAACTGAACAATGTTGTCAATCAACTGCTGCAAAGAACTGTCTTCTTTGTCAACTACCTTGTAGCGGTTGGCTTCAATTTCTTTTAGCTGTTCTTGCAAGAATTCTACGATGTTAGTCGTTTTCTTGGCAGTCATCAACGTAATAGGCCCAATTAGGCCATGCCGGCCTTGGTACGCTTCCGTAAATTCGTCAGCGTGTTCTACGATTTCATTATAAAACGTATTGAGCGCCATGTGCTTACTGAAACTTCGTGTGTTCAGATGCACCGAATGGGCTACGTCACGCCCTAGGAACAGCAAGCCTACGAAATCACAGACTTTCATTTGGCATCATTTCCATCGGTATAGGTTTTTCGCGCATCTCAGGCATCAGCATACTTTGCGATTCCATTGCCGCAGCCACTACGCCCATCGCAATGTCTTGAATCTGCTGCTCGGTCATGCCGGCCTGAACCGCAGCGATGCGCTTAGTCTCAGCGTCAAACGCTTTGATCTTGGCTTCGTAGTCCTTGCGCTCCATGTCCTGCGCTTCCATTGACTTGCCGACATTCTGCAACATCTGGTGCAACTGATCCAACTCTGCCGCCATCGCTTGCATCTGCTGCTGCGCGGCTTGCAAGGCAGGATTATCCTCGGCGTCGCCCATCAGTTTGGGATCAATCGTTTTGGCAAACCGCTTGCTCATTTCTTGAGCACCCGGCCAGTCCATGTTTTTGACAAACAGATCGCCAGCCACCGACCACAACTGCGGGTTACCTTGTAACAGTTGAGCCATTGCCTCAAGCGCTTCTTGACGCTTTGTGGCGTAGCCAGGACCCGTTGCAACCACCACGTCGTACTTGCCAACCGCAGGGTTGTAGATCTTGTCGATCACAATCCCTTCTTGGTTCTGAATCTTACGCACAGGCTCTGACTGAGTTGGGTCAATCTTGACCATCTTCGTCTCGCCATCAATCCCAATAATGCGGGCGATGCGCTGCGTGTCGTAGTATTTCGGAATCAGATCGACCAACTGCCGACCGATGTGCCGCACACCACGCGCCAGATTGTCTTGGTAATGGTAAGTTCCAACATCTCCCTCACGCTGGCGGGCTAAAATAGCCTTGCCAGAACGTTCGTTGGATGTTTGCCCAAGTGATGCGTTGTACTGTCCAGTTGCAGACTTGATGTCCTCGGACGCGCCCATTTTGGCTTGAATCAAGCCAGTTTGGGCCATTGGCGGCAGCGCACGTTGGGGCAACGGCAAAACCGCACCCTGACCGTCCGTCACATCTGGATTGACCTCCAAATAAGGCCAATTCTGCGTGTTTGCGGTCTTCCATTGGGTCTCATACCCCTCAAACTGACCGCCATAACCAATAAACGGGGCCTTTGGAGCCAGCGCCAGCATCTCTGCCTCTTGGCTAGTCCAATAGTTGTACATCCGTTGGGCATCTTTGGCGTTTCTGACCAGTCCGCTGATGTAAATCCGGCCCTCAACCTCGTATTCGTTGCCGATAATCCGCACAACAGGGATGTATTTACCCGGCCATTCCTGTTCTTCAAGGATTTCGTAGCCGTTAATCTTGCACCACTTGATCTTTTTGCGATCCGCTTGGCGTGATTTTTTTGGCTTGCCGTAAACCGCCCGCAACTGCTTATCTTCTGGCGTACCCTCAAACGCAGTCACGTTTCCGGGATACAAATTCAACGTATGCTTGTCGTATTCGATGTAAAAATACTCAGCAATACGGATCGTGTCGGTGTTGAGCCACTGGCTCAGGTTCTGATCCCCGACGCCCAACGTTTCCAGCGTGGACAAGGGCGACGCATTGGGAAAAAGCCGATGATATTCCTCTTGGGACAGATCCTCGGTAATAAAACACCACTTAGCATCCGAACCGCACGGGTCTTGAATCAGCGGGTCCATGTAGACGCTGAAACTGTTCCGTACCCGAGCGATCCTTAGATCCTGGTCAAACGTGTCATCGTCGCAATACTCGCTCAGAATCCGGATGTAGCCCTCGCCATAGGCCACTTGATTCTCACAAGCCGTGTCATAAGCCACATCCGCATCCGAGATGTACTCAATGTGACGGATCATGCCGTTATAAATCTCGGCAACTTCAACGTCAGCGTTGTCATCAACTGGGATAACCTTG